TTCTTGCACGAAATGAACCATTAAACAAATTCTGTGCTGTTGTAAATGTTGAGTCATCTTGTGATGTTTGAACCTGTAGCGTAGCTTTCACACGATCACTTCCAGCCCCATCAAAGTTTTTTCGGGCATCAACATCACCAATAGAATCAAACTGATCTGACACATTAAACCCTTCACTTATAATATGCCTTTTAAGTCTTATATTTTGATATACAGCATCAAAATCTAAAACAGAATTAAACTCATAAGAACCAGTTAAATTAGCTGATGGGTCAGACAGTTGTAAAACATTTGAAGAAACAGTTAAATTTGTTTTTGTTCCACTAAAATTTGGATTTTCTCTTTGGCTCAAAACTAACAATTCGTCAGACATTTCTGGCAATGCAAGTTCAACTTTAGCTTCTAGTGCAGAAAGCCTACCACCTAAATCTCTAAACTTAAGACTGTAAGTTCCTGTTAATGCTGGCAAAATTACTTCAGTTGTTGAACCATTGATATTTGTATTTAACTCATTGGAATTAGCAAATGTAGCTGTATCAACTGTTTGTGGAGAGTGCCTTATTTCACAAGCACCACCAAATTCAACATCTAAAGCTTGTGTTTTATCCCATGATAATTTTACTTGTGAATTACCTACAGGCTCTAATGCAAAACCAGTTGGGTCTTCTGGTGGGTCAGTTAAACCTGCTGTTGTAATTGATGCTTCAGTAGGACTTGCACTTCTTTCACCAAGAGAATTAATTGTATAAATTTGAATAAGATACTCACCAGCCTCAGATGGTAGTATTTCATGCTCAGATTGTTGTGTATTAACAACAACAGGGTTTTCATCATCTTTTGTATATATAAGTTGATAACTTGAGGCACCCTCAACAGACTCCCAATCAATGAAAAGTTTAGGAACAGGTCTATTGTTATTTAAAATTATTATTTCTTGAATTGCTTTTGTACCGTTAGCTGCGTCAATTATTTGTGGTGAAGGAAGAATACTTGTAATGATATTTATATTTTTTGCTGGCAACGCTTCACCATCCTCGACAGCAGCATATTTACCTTCATTAAAATTAGCAGCAGTTATTGAAAAAATTTTTTTGGTTTTTTCTCTTATATCTACAACTTTAAATGCTTGTGCTTTAACAGTTCCAGATTCAAGAATATATGGTGAATTTAAAACTGGTGCTGAACTAAAATCTGAAGTTACATTAATTTCTGTGTTATTTGTATAACTATTTATTGTTTTTGTTTCTACAGAACCATCCGACAATAAACAACTTATTGTCGGACTATCAGTTATACTTGGAAAATTTGTTTGACTTGAATCGTCTATTGTAATTTTTGACACAGTAGAAGCTTTTACAACACCACCTCTTCTAACTGATGATTTCACCCTGTCTGCAATTCCAAGAATATCACCAATTCTTAAAATAGAGCCAGCAGCAATATTTGTTTCAAAAGCAACAGTCTCTGTTTGGTTTTGCTGTGTATGTAAAAACCATTTGCCGACTCTTTGAGCTTGACCTCTAGAAGTTGTACCAAAGGTTCTTATAGTTTTTGTTTGTGTGCCATATTTGGCTTGTGCATCAGTATCTTTAACAGTTACATAATCAATTTCTTGTGTATCAAGATCAAAATATGAAACATTAATAACAGTAAATCTTGTTTTTGAAGATGTGCTTGAATATGTAAAATTTCCATCAATTACATTACCATTATTAAAAATATAATCAAAGCTCAAAGCACTTGGATTTGCATGGTCTTTTGGTGCATCTTGTACTACTTTTATTGTTCCTTCTTCGTAATACGGTATTGCTCTCATGACAGAACAAATATCTCTTATAACTGCCATTGCATCTCGTCTATTATTTAGATTTACATTTATAGAAAAACGTGGTTCATCACCTCCATTGCCATCATCAACTAAAGCACTGCAATATGTACTAACACCATAAAAAGTAAATGGATCTAATTCTGACTCTGGCAAGCCACATCCACTTGTACTATCTGTAAGTAAATCATACAAAACCCACGCTGGGTCACTTGTCCATTCTTTATCTGTTTTAAATGACCCATCAAATGTACCACTATAAGTTACTCTTCCATTGTTAAGATCAACAGTTCCATTATGAGGTATCTTGACAAGCTTTCCTCTTAAACGAAAAAATCGTCTGGGAGCATTAGCAAATAATTCAGAACTAAATCTTAATGCTGAATATGCAATATTTGGATAATTATTAGGTTCTCTTATAATCCCTCTAACTTCAGCCAAACGCATGGTATTGAAAGTTTTATCGCCACCAGAATCATTACCTCTTTCAACACTTACTACCACTGGAAAAAATGAACCTGATTCTCCAGATGTGTTTGTGTTGTATCCACTGATGTTTCTTAAATCAATACCATAGTCTCTACTGTATGGATTAAAACTTTTACCTTTAACTTCTTCACTGATTATCGTACTCTGTGAACCATTATTAGGATTCAGTTTAATAATAACCTGTACTTTTGTTGACTTTCTATTGCCTTTTGAACCTATAACAAAAAATTGGTCAAATTTTACTTTTACTTGAACTGTATCAACATCAGCCCTTTGAATTGTTGCTGATCTTGCAGTAGCAGAACCGCCCTCTGGGAAAGTACATTCTGCCAGTTTATCTCCTGTTTGAATCTCAAAGCTTTGCTCTTCAGCAGCAAAAAGCACTGTATTATTTGCAGTTCCATCTTGAAATTCAAATCTAATTTTATCTTTTGGAAAATTAAATTCCGAATCATCTGGGTCTGAATTATCTGCATCAGATTGCAATACGGCAGTCTTATTTAAAAATAAATCCTTTAAAAAGGCATTTTTATATGCAGTGCTAGTTTTATCTGTTATTCCAGCCCTGCTTGCTGTTGCACTTCCTTCAATTTGACCTTCAGCTAAAATATCAACAACTGTTCCATGATCTATGGATTTTAATTTATTGGTATTAGTAATTGCATGATTTTGATTAGCAAAATTAGAGGCAACAATATTTTGATCTTGTTCAAATGGCATTTAATCAACCCTCATCAGTAACTTGAAAAGTATCAACTGAAGAACTTACAACAGTACTACCAGCTAACACTTCTCCATAAATAATATTAATTGGAACACCTTGTTTTGTATTATTTAAAAGACCTGTAAAATTATAACTTTGATCTTGAGGATCACCTTCATCACCACCAAATGGTTCTGGTTCTGGTGCAAATAAACCAGTTATACCATTTATAAGTAAATTTGTACCAATTATTGTTAAAGCACTTGCCAAAATTCCAGTTGTTATTGAACCAGCAAATAAAGCACCTATACCAATAGCAATACCAAAAATATCTCCATGAACTACAGGAATAATTTTTATATCATTTTCTGTTTTCAGATCTAACAATTCTTCTGTAATTCGAATATTGCCAGCCATAATGCAATATTCTTGATCTTTAATATGTTCTCTTACACCTTTAAAATTATTAATTAAAAAACTAAAAGCTTTTCTTGGACTATCAGCATTTATTTCAAAAGATGATTGTCCAATAAATTTTCTTAATCTGCCATAAATAGTTACTTTAATCATTTATTTCAGATGGATATACAACAATAATAGACTTTGATTTAGGTTCAACAAGATAAAAAGGTAAATCTAAATACTTACAAGCCATTCTATCAGTGTGACTGAAAGCTAATTCACCATCAGGGTGACTATGTACGATACCTAGAACTTCTCCTTGATCTTCTCCATCAGCATAATCTAATGGGTCTATAACAAATGATTTTTCTTTATATGTGCCAGATATATTTTTACACTTCCAATAAGTTTCAATTCCATCAATATCAATAATAAGACCACAACACTCTTCTGGATAACACTCTGTAGCGTGTTTAAATGCCTCTGTAGCCCATGTATTGCAAGTCATTAAATAAATGTACCTACGGCTGGAAACAGGTCTCTTGTAACTACTCTTTGAGGTATTTGCCTGTTTTCTAAATCATTTGCTGCTGTAAGTTCAAATTGAACTATTGTTCTATTTTCAACAGCTTTTCTATCAATAACAAAAATCTCATCTCTAAGTCGATCTGAACTAGGCGTTCCAAAAGGATTACTGCCTGATGAAAAATTTGAATTATCTAATGCAGATGCCAATGGCATTTTTCTTGTTATTTTTGCATCTATTAAATCATTATGTGGCGTAACGTCATTAACAGTTGCTAAAAAATCACTCATTGTAATGACTTGAGAAGTAGTTGGATCTCTATTAATACCTCCTAAATTAGAAAATGTAATTGTAGGTCTTGGCAAAACACCAGAACTTTTCCTCTCAAAACCATCAATTTTTACGCCAACTCTTTGATAAGAATTACTTTGAAAAACAACCTCACCAAAGCTGTTCAGATTTGCGCCAGCATGAAACCTATATATTGTAGGTAAGTTTTGTGGATTACCAGTAGCAATATGTTTACCTACTTCAAGTTCTAATTCAAAAAGTTCAATAATAGAACTTGGATTTATTTTGTTTAGCTCTGCAAAAGGTATTGCCATTATGCTTCAAAAACCTCTCTAAATACACAACTTAATGTAACTCTATTTAAATAAGGAATTGATTTAGGAAAAGAACTACAAACAAATTTTCTTGTGCTTGATTCACTTGGCAAAGTGTAATCAAAAGAATCACCATCACTTACTCTTGCATTAAGAAAAGTAATTGCAGTATCAGCATCAGTTTGTGATAATTCAAAAACTAAATTTACAGTTAATGGATTTTGGTTAAGACCCTCAGTTAACCGTTGTTCGAAGCCATCACCAAAACTTAAAATATTAATTTTTGGTGTAGCATTAATTCTTGTATTATATGTTGGATTTGCTATTGGAAAAGTTGCCATTAGTTAAGTAAACCTCCTGATCTTTTTTGATTAACAATTTCAGCTTGTATTGCTGCTGCAAGTTGCTCTCCAAACTGATTTGATTCTGCGTCATTACCTTGAACCGCAGTACCAGAGGCATCAACATTTACAACAATATTATTTGTAATAGACTCTCCCCCAATTTGATTATTTGGAATTACAGTACCAGAAGTTTTAGGAACAAAAAGCTCTGGTCCTCTTTCACCAACAACTGAAATTTTATTTACAGGTGGTTGGCCACCATTAGCAAATAAGCCTCCAAGAATACCACCAATAAATCCTCCAATCCCTTTTTTCTCTCCACCACTTGCACCCGCACCAAAAGCCTCGCCAAACCCACCTAATAATTTTTCAATCTGTGATTCAATAATCTTATCTCTTATTCTATTAAGCACATTTTTCATTGCCTCTCCAAAAGATTGGGCACCAGTTATAGCATCCTTTAAGTTATTTTTAATACTGTTTTCAATTTCTTCACCTACAGCAGTCATTTTGTCTTTAAGTGCTTTTGCAGCTTCTGCATTTTTTTTGATTAATTCTTCTTGTTTTTCTAATTCTTTGTTCTGATTGTCAATTTCTTGTTTTATTTTTCTATTTTCATCTAGTTTTTCTTTTATCGGTGTTAATGATTCATTAACTGTTTGCAGTTGTCTTTTTAAAGATTGCAGTCCCCTTTTATTACTACTTTCTTCCGCTTCAGCAATTCTTTTTAATAATTTTTGTCTTTCAATAAATAATCTATTAAATTCACTTTTTAGTATTTGTTCATCACCTTCTTTTATAGCTTTATTAAAATCACGTTGGTTTTTAGCTGCTTCAATTATTTTTGTAGTTAAAGCACCGAAAAGGGTTGCAGCAGCCACAAAAGGTATTGCATTTAAAGCTATTGCTGCGACACCTGCTGCACCACCCACAGCAAGTAAACCTGCCTTTACTGAAGCTAATATCGCTATTGTTGCTTTTGCTGCAAATGCTATTCCAGTAAATATTGCAGCAGTGCCTGCTATAGGCGAACTTATAAATCCTTCCGTAACTTTTATTAATTCTGTTAAACCTTTTGTAACCTCAATCAGAGCTGGTTCTAATGCTTTACCAAGTGTTTCTGAAAAATCTCTAAATGATTCGCCTAACAAATCAACATTTCCTGCAAATCCCTCTGAAGCAGCTTGTGATAATTCATTATAACTTTCTTCAACAATACTTAAAATCATTGCATGAGCTTCAGCCGTTTTATTAGTTTTCATTAATTCTTTTATTACATCTTGCTGTGTTTTCGTAAAAGCAATACCTGACCTATTTAAGTTAGATAGGTTTCTTTCTGGGTCTTGCAATGCTTTAGCAAGTTGCATAAATGATGTGCTGACATCAACTTGGTTAACTTGAGCAATATCAGCAGCAGCTTGTGCTACTCGTTCATAAGCATCAACCCCAATCTTTCTAAAACTTGTTAATAAATTAAAACCTCTTGTAAATTCTTCTTGATTAAATAAAGTTTCGTTTCCTAATCTATTTGCTGCTTGTTGTAATTCATTTAATTGAGTTGTACCAGCACCTAAATTTTTTAAACCTTGAGTTAAAATTGCAACATCTCTTTCTCTAGCTGTGAAAGTTCCTATGGCATTACCTACAGTTGCAAAAGCAGCACCTAAAGTTATCAATGGTCCAAGTGTAGTTGCTAATGATGCACCCAATCCTTTTGCTGCAGTTGATGTTGCAGCCAAAGATTTTGTAGCACCATTTGATGCTAATGCTAATTTATTAGTTTGATTCTGTACGTTCCTTAATGCAGATGTAGCTCCTCTGGCATCTACTCTTAAGGTAACAACTGCCTCTGCCACAAATAAAAAAAGACTTTCTTATATATTACCTTGAATATCGTTTTTGGCGTAGTAAAGATTTTTTTTCTTCGTCAAGTTTTATTTCATAATAGCCAGCCCAATATATAAGCTCTACTTCAGACAGGCTTTTTCTTAGTTCTTCTACTGTTTTACCAAGTTCTGTTGCTAGGAAAAACTCAAATCTTAACCAGTTATCCCCCTTTATTCTTTTTTTGCTGTATCAATATCTAATTTAATGTTATTTAAAAATAATTCAATTTCATTAAGAACTTTTTCTGGTAATGATCTTTGTAATATCGCTGCATCTGACATATCAAAAGCTGGTGTTCCATCTTCTTTTTCTGCCATTTGACATAGAAGTTGTGTTGAAATAACAAGAGCATCATCTGTACCAGCTAATTTTTGCGCCCTTACTCTTGCATATCTAGTTATTGGCTTGAAATATAAAGTCATAATGACTTTATCATTTGAATCTTTAACATCAAATTTTCTTCTTGAAACCATTTCATCTTTAAAGGCTCCAAGTAAGACGTCTGCGGTTCTTTCAGTTGGCATAAATTAATTAGATAGCTGATGTTATCGTACCGCTTGGTTTAAATGTGATGCTAATAGTGTTTACATCACCCATTGCAGAACTTTGTTCAAAGCTTGTAATAAGACCACTGAAACTTATTTTTGCAGAACCACTAGCACTATCAGGGAAAAGTTCAAAAGCTGCTGTTCCAGCATCACCTGTAGTTAATACCCCATCAACAAAAGTTGCAGTTTCGCCAGATGCAGCATTATCATAAACCAATTCAGCAGTACCCTCACCTTCAATAAGTCCACCAATAAATTTTTTAAAAGTGTCTCCTTGAACTGTAGTTTCTTGTGTGTCTTTAGTGATTGACATGGACCATGATCTTGTTCCAAGTACAGGGTTTACAGAGGAACCACCGTCATCAAACTTGACTTGGCCTACATCACCTTTAACAGCAGCCATAACAATAAAAAATAAGATTTACAATTATATTAACCTTTTTTTGGTTTTTTTACAGCCTTCTCTTTTTTTTCCATATATCTTTTGCATTGTGGATCCCAGTATTGTGGTTCTCTTCTACCTTTTACTGCCTCAATAGCATCAAGCATTTCCTCAGTAATTTCAATCATGGTGTAAGTGATTCATATATTTCAAATGTAATACTAATCTGTGTTTGAAATCTGCCCTCTGGACTTGATTGTAATATTTCAGGACCTTCTGGAGCATCAAATCTTACATCTGAAACAGTTATTCTATTAAATAAATTTCTTAGTCTTTTACATATTGCAAAATTATCACCAGCACCAATACCTTGTTTTGTATAAATATTAAAAAGACAAAGTCCTACAACTAAATTAGTTGAAGTTGTACTTGAATTAGGTGCTTCTTGTGTAAGATATTGACTTGCACCGAAACTTGTTACGCACTGTATATATTGATCTGCGGAAGAATCATCAAACGGAACATTATTAAATATAAGAGGTATTGTTGGACCAATACGAAATTCATCTTTTAATCTTGATTCTATAGTTTTTCTAACTGTATTTAAATCAATTGCAGCCATTATCCTCTCCTTATTATTTTTGATAGTTCAGTTGGTATATATTGTGCCGTAAGCTGTTTTGCTTGTAAAATAGGAAACCCTTTAATTGTATTTTTTCTGGTTCTATATCGACCTTTCCAACTTGGTGGTAAAGACGTTCCAAAAACAACTGGTTCTGAATATTCAACAATATTAAAAATGTTACCTTCATAAGGTTCTATAACAGTTTGCCATGAACCTCTTAAATTATTCGTAACACTTGGTGTAGCTTTTTTTGTTAATACTGTCCATTTTAAAGTTGTATTTTTTACCAACTTTATAATTGCATCCCTAAAAACATCATCAATTTGATCTACTCTTATTTGTCTTGTCATCTTAAAAATATATCAAAGGTTATGGCAGTATTATCAAGTTCATTAGTATTAATAGCAATAACTTTATATTCAACACCAGCAATAACAATACGATCCTTATTTGTAGGTGTAAATGTTATATCTTTTGCTGCAATAGTTAATTTTTTATCTTGTTGTGTAATAAGATCATTTACTTCTGTTTTTGTAACTCCATCAAGAACACCTTTAATTGTAGAATCTGTTTTTGTTTCACTTATAGTTCCTGTGGAAGTATTATAAATTCCTGTGGTAACTCTTCTGTAAGTTATACTTCCACCAAATTTATTTACAACTTTTGATGCTGCTTTTTTAAGTCCAGAGGATATTCCCATTACAAGCTATAAGCAATAACAGTTCCGCTTGTAAGCGTTATGCTAGTAATAACACCTTCAATCTTACAGTTTGATTTTAAATCAATACTTGTAAGATCACCAGTAACATTTTCTGCTACTAATGTTGCAATTTCAGAATCTTTAAGTGCCTGAATACAACCAAATCGACCTGTATGTGCATCAGTATCATTAATGATTTTGGCAGCTGGATAATAGCTCATTTTTAACTCCTTTTAATAGCAATGTTTCCGGGTCCACTTATTCTCAATCCAGTAAAGTATCTTTCGAAAAGTGGTGGTACTCTATCTGCACCAACCGAACCATAAAAATTCGGTGTTGCATCTAGGTTACCAATTTTTACATTTTTAAAATCTTCAAGACCACTTAATCCTAAACCATCTCGGTTGTTATTCAAGTAAACCGCTAATATAACTTGTGCTTTTTTTACTTGCTCTGGGATTTCTGTATCTGTAAAATAATCAGTTGATATTCTAAATGGAAATCCTGTGGCATAAGTATTAATATAAGTATCTGGTTTTCTTACTCCTGTTCGTGGCCATTGCAATGCTTGTGTATCTGTAACTCTTGCACCTAAAAATCTTTCTCGGTCAACTCGTACCGCAGCAGTGTATAAAGCCCTGTTTTTGTTGTCATCTGTAGCACTATCCCATGCAGTTACATCATCATCTAAAATTAATCCTTCAACAATTGAATTTGCATCAGTTAGTGTTATGTAACTGTTCGCTGATGCTCCCCCCACTGTTGCGTCTATTGTGATTGCCATTTTGTTTTAATTTAGGCTTGCGTTTTGTTTTTTTAAGAGGTTCAGAGGCTACTTGTTTTGTAGCCTCCTGTTCTCTCATTCGTCTAAAAGCGAATATTCCCATTAACTGGATGCACCTTTTAATGCAACAAAGTTAATAACTATTGCTTCACTTAATGAACCAGCAGAAACATTAGAAACTGTGATTGCAAAAGAACCAGCAGCAATAGTGTTTGCAGCTACAAGATAACTACCTGCAGTACCACCAGAACCATGATTAACTACTACAACATCAGTTGCAGAAATTTCACTATTGGTAACTGTAAATGACACTTCCGCAGCAGCAGCTAAAGCTGCATTGTTCATAGTGATCTGACCTGACTCTGTATTAAGAGTTACACCTGTGCTTTTGTTAGTTGCTTGCGTTACTGTCCCGCCTTTTGTTGGTCCAGTTAACTTACCAGCAGTAACCTCAAATAAAGATGGCATAATTGTTTACCTCTAGTCTTGAGTAGATACGTTAGTAGCTCTAACGATACCAATGTTCTTTGTCTCGTAGACTTTCGACCAATTGCCTACTGTAGCAAGTTGTGTTCTGTTTGGGTTAGTTGTTGTAACTGCCCACTTAGAACCAACAGGATGATATGTGTAATGCAAGTCAATAGCCATTGCATCTGATTTAGCCAGAATATCTCTGTCTGTTTCAGTTGTAAGACCAGCCTGCTCTCCACTTGCTACTGCACCTGCAGTAAAGAAATATGTACTGTATTCAGTTGATGAGCCTGACCCTGCGGTAGAAACGTCATCTGAAACAATAACTCTTAGTCCGCAATATGTTGGAACTGTATCGTTGCCAGCAGTATACGCACCTGTAATTGAACCACCAGAAGCAGTTGCAGAACCACCGTTACCATCAGAAGCAAGAACATAGTCAACCATCTTTCTCTCAACGAGATCGTAGTAAACTTTACTGTGCATACAAACTGCTGTTAACTTATCACCTTGATCTCCAAGGATTGATCTAGCTTTTGCAACGTGTCTTGGAGATAATCCAGTTGGAGTATCACTTGACCCACCATCAATAGTAAGGCCAAAAAATGCTGCGTTTGAATCTGTAGAGTTAACAGAACCAAATACACCATCAAGACAAGCAAGTAAATCTTTTTGTCTTTGGTTCGCAATGTAAGCACCGATCTTTTGACCGATTGCTGCCATTGGGTCAGAACCTGCTGCTAATGCAGCTAAATCACGAGATTCAAAAGCACGACCCCTGTGTAAAATAACACCAACTTGTTTGTCAGTAGAAATTTTGCCGGGTGTTAATGAAGATGAATCTGATAATACCTCAAAGTCTCCACTTAGGTTTGCAGAGAAAAAAGGAACATTTACGAAATCACCACCCTCAGTAGCATTTAGCTCTGCCATAGGTGCAACCACACCGCTTGCAAGAAATGAATCTCTAGCAGTAGTTTGCTCTATGACATAAGGCGTAAATACCTCTGGAACGATAATATCACTCCTGAGAACTGCCATTTGTTCAAGAATAAAAAATTAACGGATGTGGGCGTAACCCTATTTGACTTAGCGTAGCCTTGCCTAATATCTACATACTAACGTGTTTTAGCAATATCTCTCAACTTTTGCCAAGTTTCCTTACCATAAGTTTTAAAAATGCGACCTTGTTCAGTTATATCTTCACTTGATTTAAGAAATGGTTTTAACATATCTTCTGAAAATGTTTCATTACTAGGTCTTGAAATAGGTGCTCCACCACCAGATGGCATTTTACTTTTCAGTAAATATGGCTTTTCTTTTTCAAGTTTATTTTTAACATATTCCTGTACTGGCAATTGTTCATATCCATCAATAACAACTGGCACACCATCCTTAATTTGTATTTGATCTTTGGGAACTAAATTATTTAAAACAAGTTCGGGATCATGTGTTATATCAGATAATGCTTGCATTGCAGGTGCAATAAGTTCAAGTTCTCTGTTTCTAGCTTCTAATTTCTGTATTCGTTCTTTGTCCTCTGCAGACTTATCACGATATTGTTGCTCTAATAAATTTTTAGATTCTTCATACTTTCCTTCTCTTTCTAAATCTTCTTGTTCACGCTTTTGTTTAAAAGCAAGTAACGCTTCGTAATCTTCTGGAACTGATTTATCTGTTGCAGGCTTTTGGTTTTTTAATTTACCAATAAGCTCGTAATTTTTTGCTTCAAGTTTTTTTACAGATTCCCTTAGTTGTTCAAGTTCTGTATTGTTTGCTGGTGGCGTAACCACTTCTTTGTTTTCTTCAGACATAAATTAGTCGTAAACTAAATGTATTATATTATTTATATCACCATTTTACTTTCGCTGCCCAAAATGCTGCAGACATTTTTCCTCTTGCAATATTTTTTGCATGACGAGCAAGAAAAGATTTACGTCTAGCTTTACCCTTTTCACTCTGTGGATTTTTACCCGCACCAGATACTCCTTGCTGACCAAATCTTATTAATTTAACTCTATCCCCCTGTTTTGCTAATACAGCATGTGATTTTGTTGGGTGATTGGGAGTTCTTTTTGGTTTATTAAAACCAGAGAATGTTTCCTTTCCTCTTTTAACTGCCATTATTTTCTAGCCTTTTTATAAATATCTCTATCAACTTTTCTAGCAGGTCCACCTCTCATATAACTATTTACTCGTGCCATTGACCAAGCTGCCATTGTTACATTTCTACTTCCACTTGATAAATAAGCACCTTGACCTTTTCTGTAGACAGATGCAAGTTCACTATATTTAAAGCGAGTCCCTTCAGCTTTTTTTCTAAGAGCTTTTTTTGTTGCTTCGTTTAGTGGACTTCTTCTTTTTTTTTGTGACATCTTGATTTACCCTTGATTTTTGTACAGCTTTTATATCAATATACTTTCCAGCTTTATAAAGTGCAGCTGTTCTTCTAATTTCAGCTGCCTTACTTGACCTATTTTTTGATCCCTTTAAATAGTTTTCAGGAATCTTTCTTTTCTTTTTTTTCTTTGGCATTTTTCTTTGGTTTTTTAGCTTCTGATAGCCTTTCTGCTAATGTTTTTGCCATTATTTTTTACCACCTTTTTTTATTTTCTTTTTTTTTCCTTTTGGTTTCATTGATCCGTAATGAGAAGGCATAATAAAGTAAATAACTAATTCTAGTATAACTTTTAAATTGCCTTTGGATATTTTTTCATTAAATCTTTTAAAGATAACTCAGAACCATCATCACGAATTATCTGTCGTAGTGCTTCTCTTGGGCTTTTATTTTTTTTATTAATTAAATAATTGAAAAAGGGTTTTTTATTACCAAGAGCTTCAGTTTGCATGCTTGGGTTTTTATTTAACCAATCAGGATAACTTTCGTCTTGTGACACACGACCAACACTACTTGGTCTTGTATCAGGATATTTTCTTCTTAAATCTTCATCATCAATAACAGGTACAGTTGTTGATCTGCAATTAAAATGTTGTGGTGGCATTGGACCTTCGCCATATTTAAAAGTTTTACCATCTAAACTTCCACAAAGTGCAGTTGTCTTTGAGTCCAAAGTTGCTACATATTCATATCTTTCGGTTACATCTTGGTTGGCAGCGTATACTTCTTGACTTGCCATAGTTTGCACTTGATTAACAGTTGTTCTGACAATTGTTCTTACCTGATTATTGGCTAACTTCATTCCATTACCGCCAGCAAGTGCTTGTGCTTTTGCTGTCATTTCTTGATTTCTTCCAAATTGCAAGCGACCTCTTAATCGTTTAGATATTTTTGTTAAAGATTCGCCCTCTGTTATACCAACTCTAACTTCTCTTGTAATTAAATCAGCTTGTGATGATGCTATCCCACGAAATGCTTTCTCTATAACTTGACCACTAGGTAAAGTTATAGTTGAACCTTTTGCTGCTGTAAGACTAAAAGTTCTGCCTACTTGTGATTCTAGTGTTGGTAATGTCAGAATATTTACTCTTGTTGGGTCTGTATAAACAATACTCCTAGCAAAATCGGGTGAAACTTGTACTGTGTTTACATTTGCTGCACCACGAGGTAAGACTTTTTGCAGTTCATTAGCAACAAAGTCGGTTTGAAATACAGCTAATGCCTGCATTTGATCTGACATGTATCTTGTATTCTCGACAGACCAACCTTCTAAACTTTCTTTAAATTGTGCCAGCATTGCTCTGATACGAGCAACAGTTGCAGGTGCAGTAACTTCATCAAAAGTTGCCAGTTTGTTAGTTAAATCTAAAATTACATTATTGTAATTTGTTACTATTTCTCTTGCTACACGATTACTGTATCTATTTAAATCAATAGATTGCCTATAAAAGCTTTCTGGTATTGACATAATTTATTCTTCTTCATCTGTTTCTTCTTCATCTGGTTCCTCTTCAGGCTCTTCAGGTTTATTAGTTTCAACCATTCCACCACTTTGTGTAGATTCTACTTCTTCCTCAACATCAAATTCATCTCCCAAGACTTCTCCCTCATGTAGCTGTTTCAGTAATGTTTCTTGTGTAATAGAACCAGAAGTATAAAGTTGCAGTAATGCTTGTATCTCTTGTGGATCTAATCTTTGTGACAAGAAATCTCTATTAACAAAACAACTACCTGCTTCAGCATTTAAATATTGTCCATGAAATGATAAACAATTATCAATCATGTCTTGCATCTGCTGTGCAACAACCATCATTGTAGAATCACCCTGCGATCTATCTATTCGTTTTGCTTCTGCTGTTTCAGCAGATAACTTTTGTCCCAATACAGCAGCAAGACCTAACTCGTTTATTTGATTTGATAAAACATCAAGTCTTTTAAACTGAGCATCATAACTCCTACCAGCAGGCTCTATATATTCAGCCCTACCATCAGCGGGAAACGCTATTGCTTCTCCGGGTCCAGCAGAAACTTCTTCAGAGTTTTGCGGAAAGCCATAAAATGCCAACATTGGTACAGCAGAAATATGTAACTGATTATCTAAATCAGATTGTATTTGATATGCTTTTAAATTTAATTCTGCAATATCAGCCATTGGTGGTCTTGACTCTAATAAATTTAGTCTGTTTGCATATGCAACAGAGAAAGGTATTTCAGACAAACTTGTAGTACCCTCGTCAATTTTGACAAATTTATTATTTTTGCCTTTTTGATGAATTTCATAACCACCCCGAGTAAGAAATCTTATCTGATCTACAATTTTCTCTCCATACAAACCATCAGGAACTGATACTTTTTCTTGTAAACGTAACTGTGTAAATTTTACTTCACCCTCTATCATTTCTGTTCTGAATCCAAGTATGTCTCGTGGTGTATAAGTTACCCAATATGGCCTTCCACCTTGAGTTGATTTTGGAGCATCAACTAAAACTCCAACATGACCATATCTAACCATCTTTCTTGTGGTCTCATAAGTCCAAACATTAAGGTCATTACCCTGTAAGTCAACATCAAATAAATGTTCACGTATTGAATCTGCAGTTTCATTTAATCTGACAGGCTTTCTTGTTAACATACCTGCTAACATTCTTTCCAATCGTAAATAAAAAGGTGGACAAACAGACCTTGCAAGTCTGTTGTCATATGATTCATCTATCTCTCTTGGTTCTTGTGGCAAATATCTTCTATGCCTTTTTCTCATCTGATATGTTCCACCAAGCAAATCTTCAATTAACATCCAATGTGGCTCTTGTTGAAACCAAATAGCATTGGGGTCGTTTATCTCCTTACCTTGTGAGTTTGTTTCTCTGTCGTAATAGTTATAACCTGAGTACATTTTGCTCCAATGTTTTCTTAAGTGTAATAAATAATCTTAATAAAGCCTAATTCCTGTTTTACGACCAG